ATACGCATCAGGACAGTGAAGTAAGTTCCCCCTAACTTCAGGACAGTAAAGCAATGAAGTCCGATAAACGTCACTTCACTACAATGAAGTTCACTAGACTGAACTGTATGACATTAAAGTAAATTGTTCATATCTAGTTCATAATTATATGATATAATATAGACAGTGAAAGGAGAGATAAAACGATGATTAAATATATTGACATCACGAATTTTAATGAAGTTGAAAACCGGGTGCTATCGCACCCGGAAGAGCCGTATATCACGGACAGATTCAAGTATTACTTTGAACCAATCGGGGAGTGTGCAAGGCTCCGGCGGCAGGCTCTCCGTAACAGTCGAGGATATCAGAAGGGAAACAGAAACGCTTGCATTTTATTTTAAGGAGGACTTAGAGTAATGAGAATGTTACACTTATACGAACTGGACGGGACAGACCACAAGAGAACTAAAGTTATTGCCGCAACGAAACAGGCATACAGCAATGCGGGTATTCGCAACCTGTATAATTACTTGAGGGCAAACGGAAACTGCCCGTACATGGTTGAACTTCCGGGCGGTGATATTCGTATTCAGTATTTCAGCAAAAAAGGAGTGTGACAACATGAAAGTGTATATTTATGAATACAAAACCTGTTCGCCGTTAAGGGCACATCATACGAATATGTTTAAAGATGGGTTTGCATGGTGTAGAACGGCAGGGGTGAAGCAGATGAACAAACTTGAATTTGACAAGTATATTAAATACCTTAAAGTAAAAAAGCAAAGTGCAAAATTTTCACAACTTCAAGACGGGTCTTTCCGTGTAAGGTATTTTGATATGAGGGGTGCAAAATGAAGAAACTGAAAACGCAGACCGGGCTTGTCCGGGAAGAACCAGCGGGAAAAGAATCCCGCATGATACAGAAACCCCCAAAGGTCAGCAATAAGAAAGCCGCCAAACAGCGGAAAGCCGCTAAACTTAAAGATAAGAAAGAAACCAAAGCAAAGCGTAAACAGGGCGGTAAAGGCCGTCCTTTTCGCGCTAAACCTTGGGCAGACTATGCTAAAGGCGAAAAGCCCACAAAGGCATACACAACAGACGAATTGCGCAATATTGTTACTCGAGCCGCTAAAGCGGCGAACAATCGTCTTAGAGCGCTTGAAAAAGCTGGATATACAAAATCTGCATATCAGCGTGCGGCGCGTCAGACAGGCAAGGATATCCCGCGATATCGTGAAAAAGTTGCAAGTGCATCCCGTCAGGAGCTGGAAAAAGAATTTGCACAACTCCGGGATTTTATCACTGCGCCCACATCAACCGTCGGCGGTATGCGCGAATATCAAGAGCGATTGACGAAAGCCGCGCAATCGGCGGGATTTAAGGGTGATTTTGCAAACCTATCCGCATTGTTTGAAAAATATATGTGCGCGGAATGGGAAAATTTGCTTGGGTCAGATATTATCTATGAAGAAATTATGTCAGGCCGCGCCGCAGAAGGCTCTCTAGAGGATATCCGACAACAGCGAACGCGTCAGCAGAAAATCGGTCAGATGGTAGAAAGTGACAGAAAAGAGGGCGCGGCGCTCTTACAGTCATTACGCAAACACGGTAAAAAGAGGAACCAATAATGCGATACAGTCAAGATATACCAATTGCCGAAAGCATGGCAGAATTTTTGCCAATGCTCAAGCGCCCGAAAACCGTAACAAAAGGGCGTAAAAAGCTTAACAGCGGTGAGCGCAAATATTTTGGTAAAAAATATCTTGATATAACTTGTACGTTTGATATAGAGACGACCAACAGCGACGCGGACGGGTTTGCGTACAGCTTCCAGACCTGTATCGGCGGCGCGGTGGTAGTCCCGCGATACTTTGAGGACTGGGCAAAAATTATGGAAAAACTTGTGGATAAATGGCACATAAGCGAAAAGAACCGTCTTGTTGTGTATGTGCATAATCTGGGTTACGAATATACTTATCTAATTCAAATGTTATGTGACCGCTGGGGCGATTGTAAAGCCTTATATACTAAAAGCCGCAAGCCCTTATATCTTGAATTTGATAATGGTATAGAATTTCGGGATAGCCTGAAACTGTTTCAAAAATCCCTTGCCCGTGCAACTGAGGGGTGCACGCACGCAAAGCTAAAAGGTGACTTAGATTATACTGTTTATCGCACCCCGGATACGGTGCTTGATGATACCGAATTTTCATACTGCGTGAATGACGTGCTAGGATTATGGGAAGCAATTGAACGCCTGAAAACTGAACGCGGATATAATGCGGCATCAATCCCCCTTACTAATACAGGTATGGTAATTCAAGCTGTCAATTCCGAAATATCCCACGACCAAAATTGCAGACGGCGCATGGATGCGCTCAAGCTTGACGCGCGGCAAATGCGTCTGTGTTATAAGGCAATGGCAGGCGGTGACACGCACGGCACGCGTTGGCGTGCTGGGCGCACCTATACAGATTGCAACAGCTACGACTTTAAAAGTGCGCACCCATCGCAACAGCTACTATGGAAATTTCCGGCAGGGCATCCAATTGATTTGCCAGATGAAACAGCCTTAGAGGATATGGAAAATCTGATAAATAACGGCTTTGGATGGGTTGCAAAAATCTTGCTTGTAAATCCAGAAATAAAACCTGAATGCCCTGACCCCGTTATTAGTGTCAGCAAGTGCGCCGCGATTGAAGGTGAACGCGGGGTAGATAACGGGCGGCTGTTGGGCGCGGATGGTATATATTTATACTGTGATTCAAACGATTGGCAACGTATAAGTGAAGCATATACTTTTGACAATATGGTTGCAATGGAAAGTGTTTGTTTTCGTCTTGCATATTTGCCTAGTTCTTTTCGGAAAGCTATTTTTGAAAAATTCCGCATTAAAGAAACCATGAAGGGGACGCCCGATTATATGTTTAGTAAAATTTGTGTCAACACTATTTTCGGCGCGTGTGCGCAGAAAACAATCCGCGATGAATACGCCGCTGATATTGGTGACGATATCGAATTTACGCGCACGGATTGGGAAACAAATTTGAACAGCAAAACCCCGGACGACGTTGCAAAAAGCCAAGATAACAAATTTCCGTTTTTATGGGGGTTATGGACGGCGTCTCTTACCCGTCTCAAGCTTTGGCAACTATTAAAAATAGTCGGATGGGAAAACGTCATTTACTGGGATACCGATTCTTGCAAATTTCAGGGCGCAAAGTGCCCGGGTGTAGAACTTTATAACAATGAAGTAAAACGGCAGTGTGTAGAACGTGAATTCGTGGTAGAGCGCAAGGACGGAAAGAAAATATATATCGGCATTGCAGAGGATGAACACCCGCAAGCAGATTATGGATACAAGGAATTTAGATTCTTGCACGCAAAATGCTATGCCGCGCGTACTTGTGATAACGTGCTTGAAAGTACGATTGCAGGCGTTGGCAAAAAAGAGGGCGTTGCCGCCCTCAAAGATGATATCAATAATTTGAACGACTTCCTTATTATTGAAGATGCGGGCGGGCAGATGTTGACTTATCACAACAGCCCGATAAAGCACCGGACGGACTTTGCAAAGCCATCGGTTTCTGCATCGTGGGTCGTCATGACCCCGCGCCGCTATGAGGTCAACGGCAAACTTCCAGATTTTGAGGAAACAAGAATTGGATAATGTATACAATATCGACGTGATAAACAAGAATTAGTATCATTTGTTCCACATGGAACATAAAGAAAAGCGCCCCCGCTTTGCGGGGGCGCTATGTTTGATTGGTATTACTCGATAGTAACAAATGTGATAGGAGAAACTACCAAATAGGGGGTGTTTGCGATAATGGTTGCCGGAATCTGGAATCCGACGTTTACATGGTAAGGTTTGGAAGAATTGCAATCTGCAAAGACGGTAATACCGTCATCTACGGATTGCACCGAACCGTCACGGAGGTTAACAATCATGAATCCAGACCCGCCGCTCATACGCGCTGACAACTTGTGGTTCTGACTGTGGAGCCACGGGAGGTTGATATAAGCCGTAGCATACGATGTATTGAAACTGGAGTATATAGCACTCGAAATGCTGAATCTGTCGAACACATACGGGAGAATGTCGGGTGCAACGGCTTTCAGAGCCGCAATTTTTGCATCCTGTGCGGCCTGCCCTGCGTTGTATGTCTCCTTCGTAACCAGAGCCGACACATCAGGAATAGCGCTCTTATCAGCCTTAACGTTTTCCAGCTTCTGCTCTGCGGCCTTGGCGCGGTTGGCTTCGGCGGTTGCAAGCGCCCGCGCTTCTGCGTCCACTCCTGCGGGATTCAGTTCCACAATAGAGCCGTCGTCCTGTTTGTATTTCAAAGTACCGTTCGTGGGCATATTAAAAACTCCTTTCTTAAAGTATTATGCCTGATATCAGGTTGCGGAGGTATCGAACCACCAGTCACGCGCTTTGAGCGCCGCCGGTTCGGTGGCAGATACGTACAGCTGGGGCGGGTTATGTGCGCCGCTTTCCAGAGTTTTCACGCGGGTATCCAGTGCGGTATCAGCGGCTTTCCGGTCGGACACTTCTTTGGTGATGGCGCTGGTGTTCGCGGTGATATCCTTTTTGGCCTGTGCCACGTCCCCGGTAAGCGTGGTAATGGTGGTATCCGTAGAACCGCCCTTTGCTTCCAGAGCATCCAGCCGCGTTCCGTGGTCAGCAATGTCATGAGTGTTCTGGGTCACGTTGGCGTCGATAGTGTCAACACGACCGGACACGGCGGTGACACTTGCGGCAGTAGCCGCGCCCTCAACATTTGCAACCTTGGTTTTCGGGTAAAGCACGGCAATATCGCCGTTCTCCTGCTTGTACTTGAAGAGACCGTCATAATTGTTAGTAGCCATAATAAAGCTCCTTTCTGTTGTTAAGAAATATCAAACCACAGGTCTTTACCTTGGAAGGTTTCGGGCTCTGTGGCGGCGACGTAAATAGTGGACTTTGTGGCGATAAGCCGACTGTTTGCCAGCTCTGCGGCTTTGGCACGGTCGGCTTCCGCAGTCAGCGCATTATTGGTGGCATCCGTCTTGGTGTCCAGTTCGTCAAGATGGTTTTCTGCGGTCGTGGTGCGTTTTTCCAGAGCATCCAACCGCCCTTCTTGCTCCACATCCTTTTCCCGAATGTGGGCGATTGCATCCCGGTTGGATTCGATTTTGGCTTCATCCTCGGTAAGGTCGGAACGCAGAGACGTAATATCGCTACGGTTTGCCGTAATCTCCTTGTGCTGGGAAGTTAACCGGGCTTCATGGTCTTTCAGATGTTCGGCATGGTTTGCCAGTTCCCGGGCATTGACTGCGATGTTTGCGGCATTGTCCTGAATGTTCTTGACGGTCTTAGCGATATCGGCCGTGTTCTGAGCGATGCTTGCATCATGGCTTTTAAGTTTGATATCAAAGCCATCAAGACGGGAATCCTGTGCAGTGCCCTTGGCCTGCAATGCGGCAATATCGCCGTTGTTGCTGGTGATTTGTCTCTGCAAATCCTCGTCTTTGGCGTGCAGGTCGGCAATATCGGTGGTATGCTGGGCGGTGGTGGCCTGCAAGCCGTCAATTTCAGTCTCGGCAGTCGCCACGCGCTCGGCCAGAGCGTCAACACGCGCCTTATCCTCGGCAACCGTGTTTTTCATCTCGGCATTGTCCTTGGTGAACTGGTCGATTTTCTCCCGGAATTCCGCGTTGTCAGACGCGAAACCGGAAACCTGAGACGACAGGTCCTTTACCTCGTTCTTGTACTGTTCCACCTGCGCATTATATGCGCCGGTCTTTGCCCAATACCGCGTGTTTGTGATATCAACACCGGGGCCAACGTTGCACTTGCTGGTGTAGCTCTCGCCGTCATGGGTCACAATGGTAAGAGATTCATAGGAGCGGTGAATATCCCACTCTATGGGGTCGGCAAAAATCGGCACATACCGACTGCCGATATACTGAGACGGGGGGCACGGGGCGCAAGGCATAGGCGGGCGCGGCGGTCGGGGCGGGCAAGGCGGGTGCGGGTCACAACTGCCGGGTGCAAAGGGTGCGGGTTCGATGGGGTAAGGGTGACAATGCTTGTCTTTACAACCCATAGTGTATATCTCCTTTCTAATAAGTGATGATAAGGTGACCGTATTCAGGCTCTGTGATATCACTGCCGGTGTTGAAGGTCAACCAGCCCCAATTTGCGGGGACGTATGCGCAAAAGTGACCATCAGGGGTCAGGCCAAACCAGACAAAATGTACCATCTCGTTTACCATGGCAGGCAGATTTTTATCTGCCCAATCCAGAAACTTCTCATTCTCAAAATCTCCGGCATCCAACCGCCGGTTGATACACTCTTGTGCCTTGGCAAGGTCGCCCATGGCAGAATTTAGCGCGGTCACGTTGCCGCCCTGCGCTTCCTGTCCTTTTGCCAGTCCCTGAACTAGGGCTGTCAGGCTCTGCACCTGAGATACCAACCACCGCAAATCATACATTGCGGGGTCGCCGGGTGTGTACCCCGGATTTGCGCAAAACGGATAGTCCATATTATTCACCTCACTTTCGGCGGGTCAGGTTGTTCAAGTACTCGTCAGCCTGCAATGCGTTCTGTGTAAAACTGTTGTTCTCCCACCACGCCCAAAGCGCGGCGGCAGTCGTGAGACCTGCGGTTACAAACTGCTCCAACGTCTCGCTGTTGATGGGAAGCGGGGACTTACCCGCCGCGCTCAAGCACTGGTTAATAAGTGCCAGCACCAAAACAAAGGTTCTTGCAACGGTTTCCGGTTTGATGTGCAGTTTCATTTTTATTTGCTCCTTTCTTCTAAATCGTCAATTCTGTGATTTGCCACGTTAATTTTTTCTTCCAGCACGGGGACGCGCTGAGCAAAGTGATTATGTTCACGGACTTCCCGGGTAAGCTCGTCTAACCGCGTTTCCGTCACCGCTTGAGATTTGCTATTTGCAATCAGCACTCCTACCAGTGTAACCGCGCCCGAAATGACCGCGCACAAAATCTCTGTATACATAATATACCACCGCCTTTAATAAACGTCAAGACAAAAAGTTCGGTGAAAGGAATCTGCAATGACCTGATAGATATTAAACAGCACGCTTTCACGTTCTGCCGCAATCATCTGTTGGGTGGTAGTGACGCCAATATTACCGCCCTTGGTGTATTCATGGGTCATGACTACTGTTTCCGTTTCCTTTCCGGTGGTCATACCGTGCGCGTGTTCATCATGAGCATTAACGGCGGTTTCCTGCGCGGTTCCGCGTTCGCCGTTCTGCCGCTCTGTGTGCCCGTGCCCGTCTGTACTGCCGGTGTCCCCGTAGGTTCCGTGCGCCCTGCCAATAGTATCTGAGGTGGTGGCCTGTTTGTCGGTCATGTCCTCGGTGGTTCCGTCTGTCTGGGTTCCGGTCGTATCTTCCTTTTCCGTCCAGTCGGTTTTTCGGGTCTCATCGCTTGTGCCCTCTTCATGGGTTGTCGTGTTGGTCTGGTCGTAAGGCTGATACTCCGCTTCGTTCTCTGCCGAAACATCATTGATAACTTTGCTTGTACCGTCCTTTGTGGTCTTGACTTTATCAGTCATGGTTTCATCGTGTACAGTGTTCCGGTTTCCGGTGGTCAGACGGTTCAGACTTCCAACGGTGTTTCTGGTCTCGTCTGCGGTTGTTTCACCGTGTCCCGCTGTGTTGTCGGTGGTGTATCCTTTATCTTTGGTATTCTCATGGTACAGATTTCCGGTAGTCTCCATAATATGCCGGTCGTCTGCGTGCTGTTTCTGGTCATGCGCACCGCCCTGTGAATGCTGGGTAGTCTGTTCGGATGTGTCCCGGGTCGTTTCGGTGGTGTCCCGGGTGCGTTCGCTCATGTCAGTATTCCAAATAGGATTATATTCAAGCTGGGTTGTTGCAAATAACTTTTTCCAAATAGGCAAATTTTCCCGGCTCCACCAGTATAGTTCCTGTTTCATCCAAAACGGGTCGGGATGATAAAGCGGCGCAAGGCCGTGTGCCCTGCGAATAGCGGCAATAACACCCGACTTCTCCACGCCGTCAGGCACTACCATATTAGCAAACAAATCCGGGTCAAACATTAGCATCGCTTCCAGATTGCAACCGCCTACCAACTCATTCACCAGCATCTTTTTGCACCTCGCTTTCCTGTGTATCATTTTGCAGTTCCGACAAGTCAGGCTCAACAAGCTTGAAATTGATATTTGTGCCGTACATCGTATTCACGATATCTAAGGACTGTTCAAGCGTAATTCGCCACACTTCCCGGCGATTGAAAGTCTCCGCGTCAGCCGCTTTGCTCTCCTGTACTACCATCCGTTCCTTTTTGTTCGGCTGAACCGAAACACCTAATTCCCTGTAAAAGTCGCAAAGAATATTTCGCCGGTACTCCATTAATTCGGGCAATATAAAATTTTTGGACAAATCGCGGTCAAATTGCATAATAGGCAGTTCATAGGATTCATCTTTGCTTCCGGCACTGAGGGACTTTTTCAAATCCGCGTTTACAATAATAGCGGGTTCGCCGTTTGCTAATTTGTTAAACAGCATTTCAAGCGAACGTTTTTGTTTATCGTCCTTAGCAACTGCGCCGTATGCAAACCGGGAATTTAACGCGGATTGTCTGATAGCAACCTCTGCAAGTTGCATTTCCCGCGCGTATTTCAGAATAATATCCCACGCGCCGCGATAATCAGGCGTTAACTTGATAACACCGCATTCTCGGTTAATTTCCAGAGGACGGGGAAAATTAAAAAACGGGGTGGAAATTTGCATGCCGCGCGGCTGAAACTGCAAGCCGTATCCGGTCGGTACTCCCGGCTGAACCACAACGCCGTATTTTTTGGACTGGAAAACAACCGCGTAACCCATCCGAAACAGCTGATACAAAAAGGCGTCATAGTCCCACGCAATTTGTCCCGCGCTTGCTTCCGGCAATCCGCTGAATTCGAACATACCGCGCATACGCTGGAAAAATGAACGCTCCCAATACGTCAGTGCGTCCGTAGAAAACGTGCGGTCAAACGTGCCGCACGGCATCGGCGTGCAATCGTAATGCCCATCGTAGCATTGATACATTTAAAATCATCTCCTTTATTCAATAAATACCCCGGAATCCATCGCCGCGTTGATGTATGCAATTTCATCAGGTTTTGCGCCTTTGGGTTGGCAACTAAATCCGCGTGTCTTACAATATCCATTTGCCGGGGTCGATACACGCATAACAGGATACCCATACAAGCCCTGATAGCCTGCGTCATCAATGGGCGGGTAATATAATAGTGTCAGCTGTGCTTCTGTCGGTAACAATGTTTGGCTTGCTCCGGTGGTCATGCCCACGCATTGATTGATGGGCTGAATACTCTGTTTGATACCTTCGGCACTTGCCGCAAGTCCCGCAACAGCTCCAAACGGACTTATTGTTGCGCCAACACCACCGCCAAACTGCAACGCAGAACCAACTACGGAAACAGAACCGGCAACGGCTTTTACAGGGTCAATGTTGGATGTGCCGATACCGTATACACTGGAAACGTTCGTAGAACCAACATAACAGCAATAATTTCCAGCGGTTACTTTAATCGAAACACTGCCGTCCATGTAGGTCATGCACCAGTCAACACCAACCGTTGCGGCGTTGTTGCACTGGTCAACCGGAATACCTACAACGCCAACCATTGGAATATATAATTGTATTTGACAGTTCAGCCGTTTCCAGTCCTCGGCAGGCCATGGAATCGCAATATCTGTATGAACAGAAAGATTATCGTCCTTCGTAACAACTCGACCAAATACGCCGGTGTTGAACTGTCCTAACGTTATTTCCTTGCCGCGTCCGGCTCCACCCGGTTCTATGGGTAACCAGATACAGGAACGAATACAACTTGTTGCGGTATCACCAAACACAAGCTTATTCATAAACTCGGGAAGAGCCACTTCCCACCGAACAAACGCCTTAGTTGCTACTTCCCACGTTGTAGAAACGGCTGTCAATAAAGTCTCTAACTGTGTCTGGTCAATCTTGTAAGATAACAGGCCGCTTTTACCAACGGCAGACAAAATATAAATACCGGCAGTATCGCCCAATTTACCATCTGTAATATCTGCTGTGACAGTTGCAACAGTGGGTTTCATTGCAACCGCCTGCCGGGAATCCTGTAACCGATACTGTGCGCCGCTTGCATCGCTGTTAAAACCGTATTCAATGAACGCCTTGGTTTTTAAAATCTCGCTTCGATATGTTGCCAGCGGGTCAAGCTCCAAAGAAAACTGCCAGATGTTAGCACTACCCCGCCCATACACACCAACAGAAATATCTCGTACCCAATAATAACTTTCTGTTTCCTCGCAATGACAATAATTCCACTGCGGGGAAATATTCAAGCTGTTCAGGTTTACAAAAATAACGGGGTTTTCCATGCTGGTTACTTTCTTAAAATCGCACCGTTCTTCATCCTTCAACACGGAATAGTCAAAAATTTTGGTGCTATTCATTCGTTTCTGAACATTTCCAAAATGAAAATGATATCCGTGCTTTACTGTTGGTTCAGGAACTGCTCCCCTAAATTCGCCGCGTGCCATTAAATACACCTACCTTTCGATAAAGAAAAGGCCGGCCTTTTACGGTCGGCCTTATCGGCTTGTTACGGCTGAACAACCCCATCAGCCATGTAAAAAAGCACGGCGTTTTCGGTCGGGTCTTGCATATAGTTCATCTTCCAGTGATGTTCCGTATTGTAATACTCGCCGCTGATGTTAAACGGGGTAGTGTAAACACTATCCTGCCGGTAGGTGGTAGCCAGTGCGCGGCGGTCATACAGCAGACCAACAACAAAATCAAGTTTAACGGGTGCTCCCGTCTCCTGTTTTGCAGTGTTCACGTTGAACTGCGCGGGAGTAACCGAAATGGCCGAACGGTCGTTGATGTTCTGCCAAAACTGCACCCCCTCGTAGTTGCCGAACGACAGATACCCGGGGCCGAAAATAGCCGGATAAACCCACGCTTTGGCGTCGTTAATAAGGGGCTGATACAAAAGCAACTTCTGCTCGCTCTTGGGCGTGTGCCGGAACAGATGCAGAGTGCTGCCGTTGTCGTCGGTGCACACCGGGGTCAGGTGGTAAAGTTCGCTGGATTCTTCCAACAGTCCGGTCAGGGTTTCCAGATAGGAGACGAAAAAGGACAAAAATTCCTGAAGATGAGCGGTCAGAAGTTCGCGGGTAGTGTATGCGGTACCGCGCGAAGCATTGAACTGCTCCGTGAGGTTGACTTTCTGCCCGGGCTTGCCCGTGTTGTACAGGCTTCCAGCAAAGTTCATCACAACGGCGCGGTTTTCGGCGGTTTTCCACCGGGCAACGTCGTTGCCAATTTCCACCGTCATACCGTTAAGGAACTCTGAAAATTCGCTTTCGCCCTGAAAGGCCGTTTTCAGCTGTTCCCGAAAGGTGGTATACCGCTGGTTCAGGGCGCTTTCGCCGGTGTAGTACATCTCAAGCGGGTAACGTTTCTTAATCTTGTACATATCAACGCTGTTGCCATCCCGCAAGGTGTCCGGGTTCTGGGCAGTGTTGATAAACTTCGTTTCGTCAAACTCGCCGCTGAAAAAGGCAATCTTACGGATAAACAACCCCCACTCCTGAGAACTTGCTTCAATGCTGGTAAAACGCCCCGAATAGGGACGCACCGCAATAATGGTGCGGGCAACCATGCTAGAAAGCGCCTGTAGCGTGCCCTCTTTGCTCTGGTTAAGACACATCTGCCCAACGTTGATAAAAGAGGACGTATCAACGGCGGTGATTGCCGGGGTCTGTCCGGTTACTTCCTTTACCAGTGCATTAGCAATGGTATAAATGTCCTGCGGACGGAAAACCGTCATACCCGCTTTAGCGGGAATGTTAGGGTTTGCCATTACTTACTCACTCCTTTCATGAAATCCGGCACATCGGTGCTGGTCTGCTTGGGCTGGTAGGCTCCCAAAATGATATCTTCAACACTGGTAACGGGGGCGGGATTGCCAACGAAACCAGCGGACGGAACAGAGAGGGCAGAGACTTTTTCAGACAGGCCAGCCAGACCGGCAACCAATGCCCCGTAATCAGGCGCGGCGGGTGCGTTGGTCTGCACCACCGGAACAGCGGCAGGCGCGGCCTGCGGGGAGATAGCGGGCGCGGACTGCGGCGCAACAGGTGCGGGGGTAGTCTGCACGGGAGTGCTGGGCTGTACGCCCATCAGTGCGGCAATGTCGGTTTTGGTAAAGCCCATCTTGCCAAGGGTAAGAACATCATTCAAAGTAAGTGCCATTATTAGTACGCTCCTTTCCAGCGTGCGCACGACTTGCGCACATCAACGTGGGTGAATGTCGAATAAATACCGATGCCGCCGGAACTGCCTAAATAACATTCTGCGATTTTGGCAACCTTGGCGGGGGTAACTCCTGTAATTCGGATATCTGCGGCCTTGCCCTGCACATGCTGGGAATTAGAAACCGCGTTTTTGATTGTGGCGTTGTACGCCGCGCTTCTGTATCCGCTGTTAATGATAACAGGCTTACCGGTATACTTTCGGATGTTTTCTAAAAGCTCTACAAGCCGTTCATCTACTTTCACAAGGTCAGCGCGGTCATTCTTGCTGTGAAACTCCTTAACCTGAAAATGTGCAGAAATATATTTTTCTTTATCTGCGCTATATGAAAACGTGAGCATCTGTTCACCTCATTTCTTAGAATGCGGGAGTGTGCAAGCAAAGAATGCAACCCCACGCCCTTCCGGGGCGCTTTGCTTTTGGGGTCTCCCGCTACATATTATAATAGCTGATTTAATCGTGAATGTCAAGATATTGTTTTATCTTTATCAAAGATGGAACATCAGAAACCCATACTTGATTTAATACAAGCATAGTCTGAAAATAAGGATGTGCAAGCCGGAAAGCTTGTTTACCCGCACTGGTATCAGGGTAAATTTCACGGGACTGGTGCGGGGATTGACACAAGTAATAGTGGTTGCTGTCGTACTGATAGCAATACAGCCCTGCAACCTGAAATTCCGGTTTCATCCCGCGCAAATTCATAGGCCGAACTTGCTCAAGATTGTTATAGGCAAACTTGTTTTCCATTGCCATCTGATAAAACTTGCTGTCCGGGTTTTTCATCATGTGACGCATAAACGCCGTATTTGCGCGTTTGCCGGATACCACCGTACTTTTTGGCATTCCGATGAACACACCCGAACTTGTAACCGTCCATTCCTTGCCAGTTCTTGCAAGCTTTGCAATTTCATCCACTACACCCAATTCAACAAGTATAGGAGATGCAATATCGAACGCGTTAGCCAAAAGCCAAATTCTGAGAGGGGGGCGCCCTTCTAATTCGCGGTTGCCGTTAATGGTAACATACGCATTCAATAGGGCGTCACCCTCTGCCTTGCGTTTCATAACAATTCGCTCCGGAATAAATTCATCAAAAACAACGTCCTCAAACTGCGAACCATTAAAGCCGCGAATGTTTGCAATGCTGGGCAGGGTCATGCCAATGCCATATTTTTCTATACACTGCTGGGGGTTGCCGTTCTCGTCATATTCAAATTTTCCGATTGTGTAAGTGACTTTACCACTTTTCACAATATCCGCGTCAAACCCTTCCTTTTTCAGGGGCAAAAACGGGTTTAAATCTGGGTCAGATGTAATAGCATCAAATTCGGTTGTTGTACGTCTAAAATACAAAAAATGCCGATTGTTCTCAAGCATGAATTTAAGTGTGCCGTAGGTCTTACCAACTTGACGTTTACCTATCAGGATATTGCACCAGCAACCCAAACAGGCGACAGCCGGAATATTTATCCAGCCACCGCCCGTGTAAAGGTCAAGCGGCGTTTCATTCCGCTTGCTCATATTCGTTATACCTCATAACGGGTTTTGAAGTCCCGCTTTTCGTTCGTGCCCGTAAAGTGGTCAAGCACCGCTTTAATAACACGCTGTTCGTCCGTGGCAGACAGGTACACAATGAACAGGTTATGATACTGCCCGTCCTTGCCTTTGACCTGCGGGGTGCTGATGAAATACCCGCCTGTTTTCTTCTCAATCAGGCGCATATCACGCAACGAAACGCCCGGAATGTTCAGAGTGAACACAATACAAGTGTCGCTCAACTGATACGCCGCCTGAATGGTTGCGTCAGTCAGGTTCAGCGTGGGGCGGTCGTTAACTTCGGGTGCGGGAACAGCGGTGTTTTTCTTGATAGCCATAATATATCTCCTTTTGCTATTATTGCATACGCTTAGAAAATCCAGCGCAACAGAAACTGCTTGGCGGTAGAATCGCCGTTTGTCGGGTAAAGCGCGGTCGGTGACTGGTTCGTGAAAATTGTGGCAATGTGATGCCGCTGTGCTTCCAGTTCGGCAACAATCTGCTCCATGGTCTTACCACCATGATTGCAGGGGTTCCACTGCGGGGAGTACGGGAAACCGCGCCGCGCCGCTTCTTCAAAAGCACGGATGGGCAGAGGGTCAAACTTACCAACTCCGGTTACAACGTTCAACACATTGCCGTCTTTATCGTACACAATGCCGTAAATATTCTGTGCGGCATCCTCATACAACATGACGTGTGAAACGTTGGTAGGAGTGGTACAGGTACAAGGGTCATTCATTGCTATCACCCGCACTTTCTGCCGGGATGTCGATGAACACCCCCGCGATATCGTCCCACGCAATATTAGCACCAGACTGCTTGCACACCTCGGTAAAAATGACCTCGGAAACAGCATCAGTGTAATCGAGGTCAAGTTCGCACCGTTTGACGACAGTGTTGAGCACGCGGACACCATTTGCCCTCATGTTATCCGCGCAAGTTTTCCGGCTTGCTGTGTCGATAAAAACCACATCGTTAACTTCACGATCTTTAACGGCAGTAACAACCACATACGGAATTTTGATTTTCATGTGCACTACTCCTTTACAATTAGTGTTGCATCCAGTTTGTTTACAAGGAACTTTTCCTTGCAAAATTATAATACCATACCGGACGAATAAAATCATGAACAACCTGTTAACAATTTACTTTAATGTCATACAGTTCAGTCTAGTGAACTTCATTGTAGTGAAGTGACGTTTATCGGACTTCATTGCTTTACTGTCCTGAAGTTAGGGGGAACTTACTTCACTGTCCTGATGCGTAT